AGTGTGGCCGGCCGGTCCAGTTTCTACAGCTTTCACTTTCAAGAAAAAAGAAAAGATATAGGAAAAATCCTATATCTTAATTCCAAGCAAAATATCTATACGCTTTAGTTGCATTTGTTGCACGAATCGCATAATATTGAGAAGCACATCTTTCATAACACTTTGCAAAAGCATAGGCTGCGGATTGTTCATTTTGTAAATTGCAAAATGCTTTATAATTAAATCCTCTATAATATCTACTTCCATAATTATTAAATTCGTCTGGCATTGTTTTTTTAAGAAATTTTAATTGATAATCTAAATCTTGTCCCCATACTGAAGGATACCATCTTCTCGTCCATTGGCATATTCCATAACACCCTCCATCATACAATGTTGCTTGTATATCAAAGGTCTGTCCTCCACATTCTGTCATTATATTACCAAGAATACCAGCACAAATATAATTATTAAATCCGCATTTCCGCAAATATTTCCAGATCTTTGTCGCAATAGGATAAGCTTTTGCGCATTTCTCAAAGTGTACGATTTCTTTATATTGCGCTTTATATTTTTTATAAATCTTTGAAATTCTTATCAATTCTTTATCAATAATTTTTTTATATTTCTCATAATTAATAGAAGATTCATCGGGATAAGATTTTTTCAACTTAGCCTTTTGAGTTTTACATTTCTCCATTAATTTTACTAACTTAGTTTTGCTATTGGTTTTAACCAACTTCATTGGAATCCCCAATTCCTTTTTAATCTCCGCAGAAGTTTTTTTAATTTCAACTGTCTGTTGATACATTTCGGTAGGTAGTTCGCTAGATTCGGTGGTCGTGCCTTTTGCTGCACAAGAGGGTAAAAATAATATCATAATAATTATAATAATCAAAGGGGTAATTGCTGTTTTAATCTTGTCCATAATGTTTAAATCTCCTTAATAATAATAATCCATTTTTTGAGTAATTTCGTAGTCTTCAATAAATATCTGCGGAAGTTGTCTACCTCCCCAAGTATTTATATTACAACGTCCGATAATTGTCAAAGTTAGGCATCCTTCTGTTTGAAGATTATTAATTTCTTCCTCACTTGCTCTAAACTTAATAAAATCAACTTTAGGTGTTTGAATTTTTAAGGTAGAGCCTTTCATTACAGTTACATTAGAAGAAGTAACTTTTACACCTGTAATTGCGACATATGGTTCAGTGACTTCTTGCCCCCATAACTCCGACCATTCTCCAATAGCAATAACAAAATTAGGGTCTAGGTCTTCGATAGAGTAAACAAAGTCAACCACATATCTTGGAGAGAAATCAACATCTTTTAAAAGTTCATTTGTTGTCATTATAAAATCAGGTATATTTGAACCTTTTATACCAACGCCAAAAGCATTATCGTGCCCTTCAGCATATTCAACCAATCCAGTAGATAAAAGAAAATCGCGGAAACTTTCTATTACACAATTTGAAAGTCCTCTCGCAGAGCCTTCCCACCAATCTTCACCATCATGGTCTCGTTCATTGAGAATTAAAACTGGGTGTTGATATTTTGCAGCGGCTTGGTTAGCAATTAAACCAGTAATATTAGTATTTAATTCTTCTTCTTTCGGAACAAGAATAGTTAAAATTTTATCATCTAATAAATAATGCTCTTTAATAAAATTGTCCACATATTCAAGACTAGCATCACGAGATTTATTTTGCCTATTTCGCACATTTGCGCTTGTGCGGACTGCCTGTTCAACCCGGGTTTCAGTCTAGCCTTTACATCCTCGCTTTGTCGAAGGAATTTGTTCATATGCACGATATTCAAGCATAGATTCTGCGAGAAGTAAACATTCATCATAGGTTCCAACTCGCGCAATTGCATTAATATAGGGAACAATATAAAATGCCACTCCCATCGGAGTTAATGTATCACCTAAGTTGTAAGCATTCTTAGTCATCATCTCTTTTATAAATGGACTACGGATTTGCGCAAACCCTTTGTTAATGAGGTGCTTTGTTTCCAGACTACGGAGATCCATCATATCTCCAACTAATCCTAATGCTACTAAATCTAAATAATCATCAGCGCACTTATCGTCACCAAGAATAGCATCAAAAAAACAACAAAATTTATATACCATTCCAACACCAGACAATGCTTTATTGGGGTAATCACATAATTGATTATTTAAAACGCAAGCGGATTCAGATTCGTGATCTGCCAAGTGATGGTCAATAACAAGTACATCAATTCCGCGTTCTTTTAACTAATTATGAATTTCATATTCATTAGAACTAGCATCTAATGCAATTACTAATTTAGTTCCTTCTGGAATATCTTCTAGTACAATACCGTGATGTTTATTTTTATGTGGCATATATGTAACGTGATTTTGAATCCAAGCTGGACATATTCTATTAAAATAATTCATAAATACAGCAAAGCTTGTAAATCCATCACAATCACTGTCTATCTATAGCACAGCATTATCATTTGCAATAACGTGTTCTATAAGCATTTGCGCACCTTTGTCTAAATTTTTTATTAATGTAGAAGGATAAATATCATCATCTGTTGTATTTAAATAATGCTATACATCTATAAGAGGAATTCCACGATTCATTAATATCTATCCAATTTCTGTAACTCTTTTATTAATGGGACTAATTAATTTATATTCCATATTTTTCCTCCTTTATAAAACTATTCTATTATAAAACAATTGTTGGAACTTTTCAGGACCACAATCAATAGGAGAATCTTTATATCCTAATAAATTATCTTTATCCCAAATAAATGACATTAAAATATCATCTGCATACTTTTCTTTTATCTTTAATAATTTTTTCTCCCAAGCTTTACTTTCTGTGGTATTTCGTTCTTTAAACTGCTTATCAAATGCTACTGTGACTTCAGCGACTCCTAAATCTAATAGCATTTGCATTTGGTATGCGGAAATGGCACTTCCGCAACAAGCAACTGTAATATCTGCATCAAATCCAAAATAACTTTGAAATAATAAACAAGATTTCTCTGATTCAAATATAATTGCTCGTTTTGTACCTTTGATTATTTCTTTACTATTATTTAAATTATATAAATTCATCCCAAGAGGATGAGAGTAATATTGTTGATTAATATAAAGTGGACGATATTTACCATATCGTTCACAATCTTCTGCGCAAAGGCTTCTTCCTCTTACTCCTACAAGGCGACCATCTTTATCCCAATGAGGAATAGTTATTTGATCACCGCTCGGATAAAAACCTATACGATTATGTTGTAAAACTGGTTCAATAATTCCTTCTTTTAACCACGGAGTTATTTTTAAATTATAATTCAATCTATCTAAAATTACACTATCATATTCTTTTAACATCACGTGATAGTCTTTTAATTCAACTGAATCAATTCTTTCATAATCATTAAAAAGTTTCCAATCATCTTGAATCGGATCGCCCATCCCATCATCAATTTCAGCACCTTGAATTCCGCATTTAAAAGCTATATATCTTACTGCATCATTTAAATCTAATTCTTTTCTCTGCTGGATAGCGAAAATTTTAATGATTAATTCAAAGATATCAAAACTGGGTTCTTCACATCCTGTATAACAATGGAATAATCCTGTGTTATAATAGTAATATAACTTGCGTGAACCTTCTCCATATTCATTATGACAAATAGTTCGAGAGAGAATAGCCTCATTTAGATACTGAGGTTCTCCTCCAAACTCTTCAAGAATATCAAACACTTGTTCGGGTGTTATCTGTTCTCGGATTTTCTTTTTATCATAATCAATCATAGTTTAATAGTGAACGTATACGCAAGTTCCCATCATACCGCAATGATCATTTACCCATTTACAAAGATAAGGTTGAGGTTCAAGTTTTGATTTTTCTTTTTTTCTTTTGGCAAGAATCAGTTGAGCATATTCTTCACTCATTGCATATTCAAATAATTTTCCATCTTTTTTTGATTTTTTCATAATAATTCTCCTTTAAAATGCAGATTCTTCTTCAGTTTGTATTCTCATATCTTTCAAGCTTAATAATTCATAAGCATAATTTGTTGCAAATATTGGATCTACTCTACAAGTACCAAGATTTCCTCGACACCATAGAATAATGCCTTTATATCTTCCTCGTCTATTCTTATAAACAGAAAGTTTAATATTCGGTTTATCAAAACTACTATTTTCTAATATAGAGTTTAATGATTTTAAGTCTGAGTCTGTGACAGGTAATAAAATTCCGCCCCAGTCGATCTTATCGGCTATCGCTTTTGCTCCGCGAAGTAAGTTTTGATCTGGTGTATCACTATTCACATAATCACCATTTAATTGTGTTGAAGAAAGAATAAAAATTCCATATTTATTACATAAGTCTTTCAAACGAATACTTAACATAAATAAAATATTGTCTTCACGAAGCTTGACTCCACCGGTCTTTCGAGTGATCTCCTCTAGTATCTTAAGGCTAGTGTGAATATAATCGAAACAGACATATTTTACATCGTGGTCGCGGATATGCTTTTTAATAGTATCTTCTACATCTTGTAATGAAAAATCCGGTAATTCTTCCAGATATAAATCAGTGTCTTTAAGTATTTTCGCAGCTTCAAATACTCGCTTCTCTTCGCCTTCTTCATACTTACCATTTAATATATGATCTTCATCAACGCAAGCTAGAAATGCTAACATCATTGTTTGAATTTCATCTTTTTCTTGCTCTGTTGTGATATATACAACTGGCTGCTTTTTACCATTACTAATCCAAGATCCAAAAGCTGGATCATAAATTTTATCACAGGCTATATAACAAGCATCCGCAATCATAGTTCTTGTTTTACCAACGCCAGTAGGAGCAGAACGAAGATAAAACTTTTTGAGGCGGGCGCCGCGAGTCACAGTGTTCATAAAAGTTCCATATAAAGGAACGCCAACCTCTGGAGATTTTTTTAAACTCTCAATCAAATCTTCAATGCCTTCGGCGGCTTGGATAGATTGAGTTTCTATTTTACTTGCATATTTCAAATAAACATCATCGACTTTTTTATTTACAAGTTCTACAATATCTTGAATTGAAGAATTGTCTAAAAAAGTCTCTTGAGCTTGTCGTTTCTTTATATCAAAAATATTATTAGCGTCATAGATATCTGATACATCAATACCATAAGCATCTAATCCGCGTAATAAAGTAAATTTTTTGAGTCGATTATAATAATAATCAAAAGTTGACAATTCTGCTTTTTCTGCGGCCTTAGTTAACCATTCATCGCCTTTTGGCTCATAAATTGCTTTATATTTAGGACGAGTCTCTAAGAAATCAGAAATACTTGTCAACGTAATAGAAGTTGCTCCTAATTCATAAAGTTTATAAATACTACCAAATAAAACCTTATGAAATTCATTCGGAAAATCTTCTTCTGTTATATAATATTTATCACCGTAATCTAAAAGTGCAGGTTGTTTAAATACACAGCCAATGACTTGGACTACAGAAGCCGTATCTACATATTTACTTGCCATCTGTTACCTCCTCATCTAAAAAAGAAAATAGATTACGCTTCCGCACATTACGTTGCGGAGATGGGATTGTTACTGTATCTACTTCTATATCATATTTGAAACCATTATTTAAAACTTGTTGATTCACTTTATTTGCTCTTTCTATATTCTCATAATACTTCTGTGCTTCATCATAAACATAAGGAACAATGCCTAGTTGCGCGTTTGCTTTTTCTTTATTTCCTTTTTTCACTTCATAAAAATATTTTAAAGCATTTAAAATACCTTTATTACTATATCCGTAAGCTGGATCGCTTCTAAAAGTTTTTAATTGTTTATAGATAACTGGTCCTGGAGATTTTAATTCAAATAATTGAGTAATATAATCTACCAATTCCTCTTTATCTTTTTCATTTTGCAAATAAACATCATAACAAGCTTTATGAGCATATCGGTTACTATTCGGTTTAACGTATTCTTCTGTGTCTGCATCAAAAGTTCTATTACAATAGAGACATTTTACATAATGCACCAATATACCCCCTTTTTACAATTTCTTTACAATATAATTATATCATATTTTTTTATATAAATCAAGCGAGTGCTTTTTGAGGTAGCACTCGCTTTTTATATATTCAGCAGAGTTCGTCTTTAATTTCACCAAGAATCAAGCTAATAAATTCTGCTTGTTCTGCGGTCGTTTCAGAGACCTTCTTGCCGCGACCGAGATATTTCTCTACGATACGTGTAATATGTGGAGAATATTTTTCTCTATCTTTCTGCATTAACTCTCCAACGACTTGTCCAAATTCTTCCATAAGAGCAGTATAATCAAATACTTTTTCTTCCGGTGCGGAAATGCGTTCTGATGTAACAAATTCACCATTTGTCTCAGCTGCTTCTTTATCAATAGCTTCTTGAATTGCTGTAACAAGATTCTGATAATTCAAAGTAATTTCATTAGGAATATACTTAAAACGGCAACCGCATTCAATTTTTCCGCTAGTATCACGCAGAGTAAGAACTGACATTTGATCTTTAGCAATTTGATGTGCATAACCATAAATATCAGCCATTCCCGCAATCACTTCACGAGTAGAATTAGAAAGCGCAGGACGAATAATGATATGATCTTGATTCGCATCATCTGTAACAGTTACTTCTTTGTGGTGTCCGATAAAGAATACTGCGTAACCAAGTTGAGTCAAACCACGAAAGACTTCATTAAACTCATCTTTAAACTTAGTCCATCCTTTACCATATCCAAGATCGCCAAGATCTTCAATTCCATTCTGTTGGCAAATATATTTTTTACATCTATCCGCAGCGATATCAATTGTATCAATGATAACAGATTTATATACTGCTTGTACTTCTGGCTTTTTTAATTCACGATAAATTTGTTTCATTTCGCCCCAAGTAAGAACATCTTGTGCCATTACTCCTGGAAGAGCGTGATAACCTGGTTCAAAAGCAAGAAGCAGGCTGCCATCCATTTGAGTTGCCAATGTTGTTTTACCAGTTTTAGGAGCGCCATAAACAAATGTGATATAACCAGAAAGATCTCTACTTACTTTATGAGGTTGAATATTTAAAAGATTAATCGCCATAATAAAACTCCTTTATAATTAAATTGTTATCTAATGATGACTTTAAAAATCAAAGTCATCATTAGCAGGAGCTGCAGCACCATTACGCTGCGCACGATATTCTTCTTGATTCTTTTTCATTGTAGCCAATGCAACTTCACGATTTGCAAGAGCTTCAGAAATTTCCTGTGCGGTGATACTAGATTCATCATCCCAAACATATGGAGAAGTAAGAGCACCAGTGATTACAAAATCTTTACGATTTGAAGTAACTTCACGAACAGAATCTTCACCGAATGCAGATTCTTCAACGATACGTCTTACAATGGTCTTAGACTCTTGACGACCCCAAACGCAAGTGAAAACAGGTGCTGTCGGAGAAATATCAAGACTCTCAAAATAATCCATTGCCGCAGGATTAGTTGCTGTATAAGTTACAGGAAGAAGATCACCACGGAAATTAAAGGTGTAACCTTCAATATACATTCTTTCAGGAAGATCTCTTTCTTCGTCAGCTTCAACTCTACGAGTCTTATTAATAACCATATCAGTTTTGAAAGTGCTACGGAGTTTTTCATCGCTAAGTTCATCAATAATATTGACAAATCCGCCTTCATTTCTCTTTACGCTAACAAGTTCTTCCTTACCATTACGGTCAGAATAAAACTCATTAAGACCAATCGCAGAATTAACACGAACTTTAGCAGCTTTATCTGCGCCATCCTTCATTTTCGTGCCATAAACACCATCAATGATATTCTTCAAAATACCATAAGTTTGATTAGTATTACCTTTAGATGTTGTTGCTGTTACATAAGTAAAATGAACAGGAACAATATTTGTGCAAGCATCGTCAGTTGCAATCTCGATGGTACCGTTAATGTACTGGGTACCAGGATTCTTTGAATTTTCTCCAGAAACCTTCAGATTAAGGTCGTGCTGATAAAGAATTCCTTCAATTGTTGTAGTATTAATCATCTTTTTCATAATAATCTTGTCTCCTTATCTTTTTAATAAATTTAATTTAATCAATAACGTAATTTTTTCCTTTTTCTGTTAGAGCATAAATAATAGGATCTTTACCAATTTTTTCACAGAAACCATCGGCAACCAATTTCCGCATCGTACCTCCAATAGAACGAGAAGGAATGAACAAATCTTCTGACATATCTCTTGATTTGAAAGTTTTTCCACTTTCTTTTTGCATATATGCGAGAATAATTTTTCCTTTTTCGGTAATCTCAGGTTTACTTGCGACATTGTCCTCAAGAACTTTAATATACTCTTGAACACTATCAGTCAAATGTTCTGCTGTGAATGTGGGATCGTGTTCCATCAATGCTTTCAAAAAATTCAAAAAATCTTGTTTCATAATTAAATACTCCATTTACTATATAAAATTTAATTTTTCTTACATATATATTATATCAAATTTTTTCTGTTTTGTCAAGTTTAGTCCCAATAAGCTCATCGAACAAAGGCAATGTTTCTATCCACGCACAGAACTCTCTCCATTCTGGCAAACGATGATATCTTCTTTGATAGTAGATATTTTTGAGACAGCGGTAATTGGTTGTCATACGGGCGGTTAATTCAAAGCCTGCAGGATTACTATAAAGAATTTCAAGATATTTTTCTTTTTTCTTTCCTACTTCTTCATCTGAAATTGCGTTATATTCATCCACTTTTTTTTGCATAATTTCAATCATTCGAGGATCAACATATTGATTATATTGATCTGCAAGATCAAATTTTGTAATACGATGCATTGTAGATTGAGAAGATACAAATTCAAGAAATCTATATCTTTCAG